CAGAAAAACGTTACTGAAGAATACCCTAAAACATAATTAAACTCTGTTGCTGATTTTCTAGCTGCCAAAGTAAAAATACTCGATGATCGGGGAACATCTACTCCATCTACTTGTAACCATACTCTAGCATCGTGAATAGTATTAGCTGTGTTAGCAAATTGTAAACTATAATCAATCTTGTATGTACCCGTAAATTGAGCAGTTGCCGTACTATTAGCATTTAAAGTAAACCCAGAACCTGCTTCTATTGTATCCCATAAAACTAAAGTAGGTGTATTATCTCCGTCTGCTATTTGGTCATCGTTATGAGATGCAGCAATGTGAGGGTTACTTAAATTAGCTCCACCGTTAGCATTTAAAAGGTTTTGGCTTAATGTATCTACTTGGTTAAAATAAAGTCGTAACTGGTTTCTAAACTGATCTTCGTTACTATTATTATATTCTCTATCAGATATAACTAAGTTAGGAGCCTTTGTGGTTCTAACGATAGCCATTAACTTCTCTTACCATCTAGTCTAGCATCTACTCTTGGCATACCTAACTGCCACTGTGTTCCTACAGTGTTAGAAGCTATTTTAAAATTCATTTGTCTACCACGAGCTCTAATAAATACTTGGTTAGTGTATTCATCAACAGTTGCAGTTGAGGTAACTATGTCTTTAGCATTACTTGTACCCTCTACGCTTGCTGTAGCGGGAGTAGCTCCTGGAAAGTTTCTAACCCCAACAGTCATGGTAACTTCAGGTACAATAGGCTCGCCCGTTTGTGAATCAGTTGTATCAGATGAAATAAAGGATACATCAGGTATGATTTTCTTCAATAACATAAATTTGTCGCCATCTTCTATATCTATATCTGCTGATTCTATATAAGCATTTAACGGTTGTGGAGCAGCTCCGTTTGGTTGTCCATTATCATTTCCGTTTTCATGTAGATATAAATACCCATCATATGCAGCGGTAGGATAATCAACTACAGTAGCGTCTACCCATGCGGTTCTTTCTAATGAACCATAGTACCAAATTTGTTCTTGGTGGTTATAGATAACATAGCTATCAATCTCATTAGACTGCGCAGAACAATAGAACCATATAACTTCATTAAATTCGTTATTACTTCCTGCAAAGAATAAATCAGATTGTTCAGAATTAATATTACTAAATATATGTCGTTTTAATGTACAAGGTAAAGTATCAACTCGACCTGAGTATTGGAAGAACTTATCATTACCCATCCAATAAACAATGTTGTTTGCTTCAGCAACAGACTTAGGACCCATAATATTAATATTAGACGAAATTTCTTGTAGACCAAATACTTCTTGTGTACCTAAAAACTGAATAGAAGTTAAAGAAAAGTCAGTCCAAACTAGTGTTTCCTGTCTAGTACGGAAGGCTGTAATAATTTCAGACCCTGTTTTAAGTCTTAAGAACCCCGCAGTATTAGTAGTAGTAGGTTGCCAATTCTCTGGTTCAGGCCCTATATCTGTGTCAACATTAGCCCACCTAATTAATAGAGGATCAAACTCACCTACATAAGTTGGGGCATTAGAAGCATCATATGCAGTGCATCCAAAAGCAAACAAATGTCCTGTAGGGGCAAACAATACTTTAGTAACTTGTTCTGGTACAGCAACTGCACCTGATATATCTTTTAAGTAAACAGCTCTGTTACTCAAAGCACTGTTATATTCCCAATAAAATATGTCCCCATTTAAGTAGTTAAATATTAAATCATTATTAAATTTGTCTTGGAAATATAGTCTAGGTCTAATAAATATAGGCTGATTAGAACCTGAACCCCATGTAAGTCTAGACCAAACATCTGTACCCCAACCATATCCTTCTGTAGCTCTAGCAGCGCCTGTATTAATTTCAAACTCTACATCAATAGAAGACCCGCCACCCGTAGCATCTGAAGTAGCAGTTGAAGCAACTGTAATAGCTACTTGGCTATCATCAACACGAGTAACAATATGGTCACCATTTATTTCAGCAGCTAATATACCCCCTACATCGGTAGCGCCACTAATATATATCTCATCTCCAGTTAGTGCACCATGCCCAACAATGTTTATTAGTACGGTAGTGCTACCATTTAATGTTTCTATACAGTCGTCTGTTGTAGGAGTAGTGAAAGAAGCTCTAATAGGAGTTACATCGTGTAACGTCGTACCTGCAGCCATATAAAATTTAGTGTTAGTACCTACGCCATATAATAAAGCCCCTGTATTAGTGCTATAAGAATATAAGCTTCTAGCCGACCCATCATATTGGTCAAAAGTTTGTACTATCCATCCACCTATTTTTTCAGGAAAACCTTGTCTAAATCTAATTTTATCGCAAGAATACCAACCGCCTTCACTAGAATAGTTAGTTACGTCTTTGTTAATCCCTGGTTTAAATGTTAATTTTGTTAGTGCCATATTAAGCTCCTGACATAAACATCGCATGCTCCGCGAGTCGACGTCTTACTAATCCTTGTAGTATTCTACCACCTGCCCTTCTATACATTAAAAGAACTTCTCCAGCACGCGTTTTATCACCACGGAGAAATGCCGACCGAACTGTCGATCTTTGAAATGTCCCCAAACCAAGATTAAAGCTAAAGCTGACAAGAGCATCAAACTCAGACTGTGTTGGTTGCAGAGAACCCAGCAGACGAAGTACGCCACGCTCGAATCGCTGTAAATCATATCGTAAAAGACCATCTACTTCTTCCTTTGTCCATGTTCTATTATCTTCTGGTTTTAAATCAAACTTAGCTCTATCTGTTAAATTCATTACTAATTGTCTAGGATACAAAGCATGTCCACATCCTACAGTCCAAACATTCCCACTACACATATAGGGCTTATACCGAACCCCCTCAAAATGTTTGATGAGGTGTATACCTGTAGCTGATGTTTTCATTATCGATATCTATCCCAATGCCTAGAACCAAACCAAAACCCTATAATACTTGCAAATATTGCCATTTCTTCTTGTGAAAATATAATGTCTAATGCAGTTACAAAATCTACGCCTGATCGTATTGCCCAAATTAAACCTACGATGTCGATAAATAATACAATAAAAACAAAAATATAGGTGATAACGGGGCGAACACTAGCACGGAGATTAATAACCCAAGGAGACGCATCTTTCGCCATTTTTTCATCGTGCTTATACATCGCCACTCTTTCTTGTGCGTAGGTTTCCATTTCCACTTGGTCTGTTCTAAATTCTTCAATTCTTTCTTGTGAAGCAAAGCCTGCCTTAGCCATTTCCATAGCTCTTTCCATTTCCAATCTTGCCATTGTTTGTTCATGTTTTTGGTCTGATCTATTTTTAAAATAATCTAAAACGCTTGGTAAACCTGATGTAGCAAATCCTAAAATACTAGATAAAATACTTAACATTAAAACTCCTTATTTAATTAAAACAGCTTATGTTGCTGTTCCAAAGTTAAAGCCTTCAGGTTGGTCCGTTGTTAATGTTGCAGGGAAAACTCTACCTTGTCCATATATTAAACGAACTCCACCTTGTGAACCTTGTCCTGCAGAAGAACTATCATGTCCTCCACCGCCACCGCCATAACTATTACCAAAACCACCATTAAATGCTACACCAGTACCTGTACCTGCTCCAGTGGCTACAAACCCTGCACCTCTAACGCTATCAAGAGCACCGATAAGAGTCCAATCACTATCACCTGCACTTGAAACGCTAGCATATTCATTAGCCGTTAGTCCTGTAATTTTAGTGGTACCTGTTGAGTCGTGTGTACCTCCGCGCCATCCTCCAATACCATCAGCAAATGAACCTACAGAAACTGAAGATGCAGTCACAGATGTGCTTATAGTATAAGTTCCTACTCCACCCGTACCTGTACCTAATGCAGTGATATAGGTTCCTAAAGGAATTGCTCCGCCTGAACCTGCAACGGTTCTGTTAGCACTGTTATTATAATCTGTAGCGACTGAGTCATCAAATATATAGCTTCCTACTTTTAAGTTGCCTACAGAAGTTACAGAAGTTACAGTCATAGTAGTACCAGAAAAATTAGCTTCTACAATATTACTAGAGCCTCCCATACCACCCCCTCTGTATGAGGCTGGAGGATTTGCTCCTGACCTTCCTTCTCCGTATAAACCTACACCGCCGCCGCCGCCGCCACGGTAGTTAGAAGCTGAACCATTAGCACCACAACCACCTGAATTACTGCCTCCATTACCATCATATCCAGCAGCGCCACCCCCATTACCTGCAGTAGAACCATCCGTACTTCTTCTTGAGCTGCCAAAAGCGCC